GTACATTCCTAACTCGCATACCATTGCGATTCTTCTTCTTCCCTCTATTCCTTACTACTTGCTGTAACTTTCTAGTTAAAGCAACTTTACCTCTAGTTTTATTAACCATTTTGATATTTGTTGTTGTTATTAAATTTGTTATTTTGTTATTCTTGTATTAGCAACACACTTGTATTGCAAGTGGGTTCTGACACTTCATCAATGACATCAGTGGTCAACACCAATTTGTCAAAGTAATTCTCAAAATCAATTTGTTGTCCAATTGACATTTGGAAAGCCTTGGCAAATGAGCGCCGAGCGTCTTCGGTCAAGATATGACTATAATCCCTGGAGGACTTTCGATTAGTCATATCAACATCACGTAGTGTGATGCTCTTATCAGAGCATCTAATTAAAAATTTTGCAAAAGACTGCAATACCGGAACCCCTCGGTTAATTGAGAGTTCACATTCTCCAACTGAGCGTAACCAACGCTTAAATAAATCAAGCCTTGTGTAATTAGCATCTATGCAGACGGTGGATCTATCTATAACCCGTTGTGGATTACGTACCATTCGCCAACCGTCAGCACATAATACTGGTTTACACTGACAAAAATCTATCCCTTCAAATTCATAAGCCAGCCCGGTGGTCGTGCCAAACCCCATATCCTCCAATCTATTCATGTCAACCTTGTGAAGGTCGGATGCCTCAATAATAATAACAGAGTCATCCCCATCCACAAGCACTCGGTACTTTATCCCTTTCAGCCAATATGCAATAATAGCCAAATTAACAATGGAATTCCCGATTGAAGTGTTAGCATCACCGGATGCACGGGAACCACGTATACTATAACTAACACCATTCTTTGAGGCACCATTATTATGGAGCTGGAATTTTAACAACCAGCTCAGATAATCATCGCCTGGAAAGAAAGATTTGTAGTATTCATGCTCAGCTTTAAGCCACTCAGAGTGGATGCGTGAGTCAAATCTACTGTGATCGGCTAATATTGCTACAGGTTCAACAAACTCGTCCCAAGCAAACTTGAGGCATTGTGCTTTTCTATCTTGATCATAACATTTGGTTGACACTGCTTTATCTATGGGTAAATGGAAGACATAATCCTCAACTACATTAATGTATGTTTGTAATTCAAGGTTATATCTTGGGTTTCTAGCTTGTATAGCGCGGGGCGCTTTGTCAGGGTCACTCATACGCTCATTCTTAATGAACATCTTCAACGTTGCATCACGTTCAGTGACTGGCTTGGATTTCAAAGATTCCAAAGCGCGTTGATAAGTATAAAACTTACCCCCTTTCTTTCGCGACAAAACTAATTGTCTGCTATATGGGAGATGTTCTCGTACAGGTATCTGTTTCCTGACCAACTCAAAAGCTTCTTTTATCATCGGTATATCGTCTAATGCTCTGTCTTCATTTGATTGCAAATGCCGAGAATTAAGGGCCACAGCCTCATTGCAATCACACAACCTATTCGTCACAATTGGTCGTGCGATTGGTAAAATGAGCCTAGTGTTCATCCCTTTATTCTTAGCGACACAAGACAATTTAAATTTTAACAGATCACTACAATGTTGATTGATTCGTGCATAACCACTTACAATGCTTGCATTATGTGGTCTAACGCTGTCATGCTGGCAAGCTGCAACATAGCGTTCTATTTTAAAGGGACACTAGGTGCAGTCGCGCTCAAATTTACACTTTTCGATCCAATAATAGGTGCACAAACTCCAGTTGCGGCGGTTGATACGGATGAGAAACATCTAGAAAACATATTGGCTGTGCCACCAAGCAACTGGCCATTGGCCAATGCTTGGAGCTTGCCAATTTGCTCCATAGTAACCTTATTTGTTGCCCAATCCTCGGCCATTGCTAATAACTTATGCTGAGTGGTAATAATACCCTCGACTATAGTTATGAGGTCATCAATATAAATTGTGACCCCATCCTTCCTGGCCCTCCTTCTGACAACATCGCGCATCTGTCTAAACCCTGCCATACTGACAGGTTCAAATGCAACCTCCACAGCGAGCTCCTCAATCCACAATGATTTTGTTGCATCGTCTAAACGAAGCAACGTTTTCTTAGTGATAACCTCAGCTGTCCTATTATTCCTATTCATGTGAGCTTTTGCCATGACGTCATTGAGTGCGTGTTCATGGGTGTTGACTAACTTCGCAACTTCCTCAGAACACTCACCCGCCTCCGGGACAAAGTTTACTGGTGGGGCAACCAGGCCAAACATTCTTTTCGGTTTGGGCTTTCTCGTAATAACTGCTCTTTGTGTGGCTGTGGGTTGAACAGTCACAACACCAACCTCCCCAACGCTCCTAAAATCAATCCCATCATCATCAAATTCTGTGTCCATCACCTCATCTTGCAATGAATGATAGCTACTTATTTCAAAATCGATGGGATGCACCTGTTGGACAACTGGACGTTGATAACTATTAAGATTAAATGGCCTTACAACAACAGGATCTTGAGCAACAACCACCTTCCTGGGTGGTGATGGTGTAGTGGGATTATAATCACCAATAGGGGGTGTTATGGATGGTGGTACAAGGCTACCAGTAGACGCTCTCTCTACTGTCGATCTCTTAATTTTATTGAATTCCATCATCGGTATAACACCAATCTGCTTCGGTAAGTCCTTAGGATCACACGGGGACATACACATATGATTCAACAAATTCCATCGCAATGGCTTACCATCTCTGCCTTTAGTTGAACATGCCTTAGCAGTTTTAACAAAGTAGTACTCTGTCTCTGACCTACATAGCCTAGATATCTCTAAATCATCCAGGCAGCGAACAGGGCGTAAATTGCCCGATACACCCTGTTCCCCATGCTTACCACACCAAATGTTGTAATTGGTGGGTTTCTGTTCACTTTGCACTATGATATTACAGGTGCAAATCTGTGGTTCATTAGCATACTTATAATTTGTATTCATATCGTCAACGTAATCGAAT